ACGCACCCGGCACACGCTGCCCGACGCGGCGAACGTGACGGGACGCCCGTATTTGAACGGGTCGGGGCAGTACAGGACGAGCGCGAACACGGCGGCCTGTTCGGTCGGCAGCGGCGTGGGGTCGGTGTCGTCGGCGAGCCAGCAGTCCGCGCTGCGCACGCCGTGCGCGTCCTCGACCGTAAGGGTCAGAGGCGTGCAGGCGAGCGCGTTGAGCCGGTCGCGGAGCACGGCGAGCTGGATGCTGCTGCGGCAGACGGCGGCGGCGTTGACGGTCACGGTCCTGCCGCCGCCGGTCAGCCGGCTGGGCCAATAGGCGCCGTCCTGCTGAGGCCTGTCCGTGGCCTGTTCGCGTGCGCCTTTGGCCCCGTACCATCCGGTGATCTTCGTCACTCGCATAACACCGTGGTTCATTGGCCGGACCGTCGTGAATGCGAGCAGGTCCGTTCCCGAGTCGATGGTGACGCGCATCATGCACCTCCGTAGCGAATCATCATGTCGCGTTCACGTGCCTCGAGCTTCGCGAGGACCAGGTCGGCATCGTTCGCCACGATCGTGTATGACGGCGAATAGGTGACTGTCCGGTTCGGTGTGAGGTTCGTGACGGTCGGTTCCCGGTATGCGCCGTTTTCCGGTATCGTCCCGGTCTCGTTCATCCGGTCGAGTTTGGCGTAGCCGATGCGGCTCGCGCTCTTGGCGCGGATCACGAACGCGCCCGCGCTCAACGGGGTGATCTGCGCGGTGTCGCTCACGCGGCTTCCGGGGCCGGTGACGCGGCCGCCGTCGATCAGGCCGCCGTACGCCCTGCCGCCGCCGGTGACCACGTTCACGGCCGCGTTCCACACGCCTGACACGATGCTGCCGAGCTTGCCGAGGATCCCGTCCAGGGGGCCGCTGGCGTTGTCCATCACGTCGACGACCGCGGTCGCCTTGATGCCGCCGTACTCCTGGACCTTGCCCTTGGCCGCATCGGTCTTGGTGATGGCCGCGCTGTTGTCGGCGTCCTCCTTGGCGGTGGCCGTCTGCGTGCCGAACGTGCGGACGCTCGTGGTGGACTGCGCGGTCTTGCCCTCGGCGTCCGAATTGTCCGCCTTCAGCAATGCCGTGGGCTCCATGAGACCGAACAATTGCAGCTGGGCGCTGACCGCGTTCAGCTGCGCGTTCGCGTCCGTCGGGTCGGCCTTCAGGAAGCTGGTCACGATGTCGGGCAGCGTGTCCATGTTCAGCTTCAGCCCGTCGATGTCACCGTTCGCGGCGTCGGTGAGCGCCTGCATGAACGTGGTCTTCTGCTCCGGCGTCAGGTTCAACGTGTCCAGATACGTCTGCACCTCGAGCTTCGCATCGCCCGCGTTCAGTCTCACGTCGGTGGTCACGTCCGAGGGGATCAGCCCCAAGGCGTCGGCGACGGCGGCCGCCTGCTCCGGGGTCTGCCCGAGGGCCTGCAGCTGGTTGATGAGCGCGTCTCTCATCTCCTGGACGCGGTTCTTCGCGGTCTGCACCGCCTGGTCCATGCCGCCGTACGCGTCGGCGTTGGCGATGATGCTGTCCACGTTCTGCCAGACCGACGCGCTGAATTGCTGCAGCGCGCCGCGGCTGGCGTCGCTCATGGACGACAGGTCGTTGAGCGAGTCGCCGTTGGCCTTCAACGTGGTGCCCAGCTCGCCCATGCCGGCCGACAGGTTCGCGTACGCCCGGTCGATGCCGTCCGCGGTCTGCGTGGCCTCGACCATGGCGGCGATGTTCTCCTTGTACGCGTCGCGCAGCTTGTGGGCCTGCTCGCTGACGGTGGCGAGCTTCATGTTCTGACCGCCGAGCGCCTCGATCCAGTTGTCGGCGCCCGTGTCGAGCTCGACCATGGCGTCCGCGTCGCCCTCGACCGCCCTGCGGAACGTGTCGAGGCTCACGTTGGCGTTGTCCAGGGCGGTCATCAGGGTGCCGTCGCTGATGCCTGGGATCTGGAACGTGGCGAGCTGGTCGAAGAACCCGAGCTTGCCGGTGTCATGGTCCTCGAGCGCGTCGAAGTACGATTCCGCGCCGTTCGACGTCTCGAACGCCTCGTCCAACGCCTTGGCCTGGCGTCGCGCGGCGGACGCCTGGCTGGCGACCGCCCCCAGGTAGCCGGCGACCAGTCCGGCGGTCGCACCGATCTTCACGGAGGAGACGCCGTCGAGCTGACTGGACACGGATCCGACCTTGCCGGCCGCGTCCTGCGACTTGGAGCCGATGCCGGCGATGCCGGACGCGATGCCGCCCAGCACGCCTGCCGCGCCCCTGGCGATCGAGATGATGTTGCCGAGCGGCTTGTGGAAGGCGACCAATCCGGCCGCGGCCAATTGGACTGGTTCGGGCAGGTCGGCGATCACGGGCAGCAGTGGGCTGACGGTCTTCAACGTGTCGGCGAGCAGTCCGAACACGCTGTTCGCCCCGTCCAGACCGGGGGTGAGCTCCTTGAGTTCGCCGGTGATGTCGCCGAACCCGTCGACGATCGAATCGAACGCCTCGCCCAGATCGCGGGTGACCCGCGGGTCGAGGTCGAACACGTCGCCGATGGCCTGCGCGAGGTTCCCCTTGAGCAGGCTGTCCGCGGCCTTGCTGAAGCGCTTCTGCAGATCATCGAGGTTGTCGGAGATGTCGTCGGTGAAATCCGAGACGATGTCGGTCGCGCCGCCCAACGCCTTGGTGAACGCTGGTTTGACCGCGTCCAAACCTTTGGTGATGAGCTTCTGCACGGCCGCATCCCAGTTGCCTACCGCGCCCTCGAACGTCTTCGTGGACTTGGCCGCCTCCACCGCGGCGTCGGTCATGCCGAGCTCCATCAGCGCCTGGTCGAATTCCTCGGCGCTGATCTCGCCCTTCTCCATGGCGTCGCGGAAGTTACCCGTGTAAGCGCCCATGTCCCTGAGGGCCTGCTGGATCTTGCCGCTGGCGCCCGGGATCGCGTCCGACAGCTGGTTGAAGTTCTCGGTGGTCAGCTTGCCCTGGCCGGCGGTCTGGGTGAGTACCATGCCGACGCTCTTGAACGTCTCCGCGTTGCCTCCGGCGACCGCGTTGAGGTTGCCGGCCGCCTCGGCGAGCTTGTCGTAGTCCTTGACCCCGTTGGCGGCCAATTGGGCGGTGACGTTGCGGATGTCGGCCAGATCGTACACGGTCGCGTCCGCGTACGCCTGCGTACTCTTGGTCAGCCGGTCGATCGTCTCGGTGTCCACGCCGGCGAAGTCAAGCGTGGACTTGAACTTGTCGGTGCTGTCGGACGCCTCGACGGCGGCGTTCATGTAGTTGCCGAGCCCGGAGACGAGCCGGCCGGTCAGGTTGGAGACGACGCCGGCGACCGCTCCGATGCTCAGGCCGCTCGTCCTGAACGTGTCGGCGTCCTTGGTGGCGTTGCGGAATCCGCTGGTGATCGTGCCGAGAGCGCGCGACAGTCTGCCGGTGTTCGGGGTTTTGTATTCGTTGGATGCCTTGTTGAGCTCGTCCTGCGCCTTGGCGAGTTTCTCCTGGGCGCTGTTGAGCGTCTTGGACGCGGTTTCGGTGCGCAGTTCGGCCTGCGCGAGCCTAGCCTGCGCGTCGTAGGCCCTGCTGCTGGTCTCCCCATACTTTTTGACGGTTTCAGTGACGCGCGCCTGTGCCGCCTGCTCGTTGAGCTTGGCGGTCTTCATGTTCTTCGACGCGGTGATGACCGATGCCTCGGCGCTTTCGACGGCGCGTTTCAGCCCGTCAAGGGCGGTCTCGTCGATGCCGCCCTCGATGCCCTTGCTGACCTGACGTCCGATCTTAAGACCTGCCGACGCGTACCCGGCGGCGCCAAGGCGGGCGAGGAATCCCTTGCCCCATGTGCCGCCGGCCTGCTGGCCGAGTCTGCCGGTGTCGACCTTGCCGAGGGCCTGCGTGATCTGTTTGCCGAGGCCTTTGGTGGAGGCCTCGATGTTCACGTACGCGGTCGCCAGTTGCACGCCTTCGGCCATGGTGCCTCCTTCAGGTGATGTTCACGCGTCTCCTGTTGAGTTTCTCGAGGAGCTGTTCGGGGGTGTCGAACGCCTCGACCCCGTTCGACGGTTCGGATTCGGGCTCCGGCTCGGGTTAGGTGAGCCGGGGCATGCGTTCGACGAGAGCGCGCCTGCTGGCCGCCTCCTGTGGGAGCCATGCGGTCAGGTCGGACAGCAGCGCGTAATCGGTGGTGTCGAGGCTCGTCCGGTAGTACCTGCGCAGATCCGCGTCCAAGGCGTCGGGGGTCTTGCGCAGGTAGAGGACGAGCGTCAGGAGTTTGGGTTCATCGCCTCGATCGCACAGTTGACGAACGCGGGAATCAGGTCGATGGGCACGCGGCCGTCGTCGCCGCGCAGTTTCGCCAGCACGCCGCGCCATGCGCCGTTGGGGTAGAGCAGGCGGAGGACGGCGTAGATGTCCGCGGTGAGCTCGCGGGTGTCCCCGCGCTCCTGGGCGTCCTCGACGCCGAGGAGCAGGCCGGTGAGCTCGCCGTCGCCGAGCAGCGCCCGGTCGGGCACGGTGAAGGTCGCACCGTTGTAATCGAACGTGTCCGGCTTGCGCTCGTCGGCGAGCTGCTTGGCGGTCTTCGCGGTGGTGGTCATGATGGTCTCCTATCTCAAAGCATGGGTTCACTGCGGGTCTCCTATCTGCGGGTTGGTATGGGGGCGCTCCGCACACCGATAGGAGCAAGCGTGCGGGGCGCGGTATGGGATTGGGTCAGCCCGCGTCGGTGACGGTGACGTCGAAGCTCTTCGACGTGCCGCCGACCGTGACGGTGACGGTGGCCTTGCCGGCCTTCTTCGCGGTGATCTTCACGCCTTCGGCCAGCAGGGTCTCCGGGGCGCTGGACGTGACCGTGAACCCTTCGGCGATCTTGACCTCGCCCCTGTCCTCGACCTGCACCTTGACGGCGAGGTCCTGGGATGTGCCCACGGTCATGCTCGACTTGGGAGCGGTGTCGCCGGTGGAGGTGACGATCTCGAAGTCGTCGATGAGGGCGGCGATGTATTCGCGGCTGGTGCCGCCGTCGATGCGGCTGTCGGCGTTCGCGGCCAGGGTGACGCCCCAGCCCTTCGCGTCGGACAGGTTGTAGGTGATCTCGGCGGCCTCGCTGATGCTGGCGCTGGGGATCACCATGCGGTCGGCCCGATTGCCGGTCAGCGAGATCTCGAACACCCACGAGCTCTGGTCGGTGGGCAGGCCGTTGTGGGTGATCTCCATGTTGCCCAGTTCGTCGACGCGCACGTTCTGGTCGCCGAAGCGCGCCTTGGCGGCTCGCTCATTGGTCTCCAGCATGACCAGCGTGTACGTCGCGGAACTGGAGGTCACGATAGTCAGCACGGTGACGCCGCCCATGTCGGTGATGCTCGCGGTGCTCGAGTCCGTGGCCAGGCTGATGCCGTCCTGGTTCAGATAACCGACGTTCTCGAACGCGCTGTCGAGCGGTTCGTCTGGTGTGGTCGGCAGCGGGGTGCCGATGGGCGCGCGGTAGGCCACTCCCCCGTACTTGGGCTTGCCGTAGCTGACGTTGCGCGCGTTGTTCGCGATAGCCATGATGGTTCCTTTCAGATTTCAGTAGAGTTCAGGCAGGGTCGGCGCCAGGCCGACCTGCAGGTTCAGTTCCGCGTACCACCGGCCCGTGTCGGGGTCGCGGTCCGTGTACAGGCTGAGCACATCCAGCGAGTGGACGGCGGGATGCTCCACGCTCATGCGGCGCAGCATATCGAGCATGCGACGCCCCGCCCGCATTGCCTCGGCCTCGCTCATGTGCCAGCAGCGGACGGTTAGCAGGGGCATGTCGTGCAGGAGACCGATCTGGCCGCCGGTGCGGCGCACGGTCGTGAACGGCGGGTCACGGTCCGCCGGCACGAGCGTGCTTACCGGCATCCCGTCTACTGGGTGCGCGGTGAGCCAGGAGACGATCATGGCCACGGGGTCGATTGTGGAAGGCATGATGCGTCACCCCTTCAACGCCCGCAGGAGGGTCTGGTGCTTGCGGTTGTCGATCATCGCGGCCGCGTTCGAGGTGATCACGCCCACGCGCCCGCGATGAGACTGCACCTCCGCCGGCTTCGCCATATACAAGGGTCCGCCGTCGCGGAAGCCCTTCGCGCCCTTCAGCGTGGGCGAGGCCATCGCGTTCGCGCGCGCGGCGACCTGCTGACCCTGCCGTTCCAGTTCGGCGAGCACCGGGCCGCTGTTGCGCAGCGTGTCGAACGCGTCACGGTGCAGTTTCACCTTGATCGCCATGTCAGCCCTCCCCTCGGGCCGTGTTCACGGTCATGTCGAACGGGCCCGGCGTGTTCGTACCGGCGTATGTCTGCGGGTCGCCGATCACGCGGTATGCGCGGCCGTCGTGTTCGACGGTGCAGCCTTTGAGCGGTTTCCCGTAGCCTTTGGGCCAGTGGAAGACCATATCGACGGTCACGCCGTGTTCCCTGTCGGTCTCCGTCATGGATGTGGTGCCGCCCGGTTCGGGCAGCACGCCGGTCACGTTCTCGCGTTCGATGTTCGTGACCGGATTGCCGTATTCGTCCGTCCCGTTTTCGACGGGACGGAGCACGGTCACGCTCGTGGTGTCGAGCAGTCTCATGTCGGGCAATGGGGTCATGGCTCCACCGTCCGGTATGGGGTGACGGCGCCGATCCGCGCCCTGCCGATGCCGAGTGCGAGCCGGTCGCCCTTGGGCAGGTAGAAGTCCTCGCCCGGGTTGGCGACGGTGGCCGACGCGTTGTAGCCTCCAGCGCCCTGGCTGACGTTGCTCAACCCGCTCCATGCGGCTCCGGCCAGGGCGCGGTGTACGACGGCGCAGGTGACGCGGGTCAGGTTGCGTTGCTGCACGGGGTCGTCGGGACGGTTCTCGAATCCCGGATAGGCGAGGATGTACGCGGACGCGTCGTCCAGCAGATTCTGGATGCGCTCCTGGTCGTCAACCTCGCCGTACCGGTTCTCGTAATCACTAGCGGTTGCAAACGATGGTTCCGCCATGGCGACCACGTCAGCTTGCGTTGAGCACGCCGCCAGCGCGCAGGCTGGCGAGCAGCGCATTGACCGTCGCAATCGCGGCGGCCGCGTCCTCGCCACTCACGTCAGGCACGGCCGTGCACTTGGTGAAGCTCGTTCCGTCGGCGCCGGCCGGCCCCTGAGCGCCGGTATCTCCCTTGTCGCCCTTGGGACCCTGCTGGCGGGCGGCTCCGGCCGGACCGGTCTCCCCTTTGGGGATGCCGAGTTTGAGGACGGTGCCCTCAAGCTCGGCGGTGGCCGGCTGATTGGCGAATAGGGTGGATACCTCGACCGACGTGATCGACTGGCCGCCGTTCTCCAATCCGTCGATGACCACGTCCAACGGCGCCTGTCCGTCGGCTGGCGCCTCATCGACGATCCTGAGTCGCTGCACGGCCATGTCAGGCCCCCTTCTTGATGGTGTCCTTGGCGATGTAGTCGAGGTTCTCGGCGATCATCATCGCGCCGGTGGTCACGTAGGTCTCGGCGCTGGCGCGGTCGTAGTTGGCCTCATGGTGCACGCCAATCAGGCCGCCGTCCTGCGTGGTGTAGGACAGGCCAGCGTCCGCCAGCGCGTTGAAGTCCGCGCCGTACAGGTGGATGTTCTCCACGGGCGTGGCCCACATGGTGCCCTTGGCGACCTTGTTGGTCTGGAATATGTCGTTGACGCCGAGGAAGCTCTGCAGGTAGCTCATGCCGAACACGGTCTGCGTGGTCACCTGCGCGCCGGCGAGGTAGTCGGCGATGTCGAACGGGTTGACGAAGTGGATGATGCGGTCGGCGCTGTCGCCGTTGGATTCCAGCTTGTCGTTCAGTGTGGCGTCGACCTGCGCGAACGTGGCCTGCATGCCCGTGCCGGTGGCGGTGCCGGTGCCGGTCTGCAGGAACGTGAAGAAGTCGGCGAGGATGTTGTTGCGGATATCGCGGATCATCTTGCTGTCGGTCTTGGTGACCGCGTTCGCGAAACCGCCCTTGAGGATCGCCTCGGCGGTGGTCAGCTTGCGGTACTTCTTGATGCCGAGCGTGCTGACCGGGGTCTTATCGACCTTGTAGTGGGACAGGGGGATCTCGTCGCCCTCGGCGACCGCGTCGGTTTCGAGCTCGCCGGTGACCTTGTACGTGTACATGGTGGTTCCGGCCGCGACGATGCTCGGGGCGAACAGGCCGAGCACTTCGGTCAGGCGGTTGATCTCTCCGTTGAAGTTCTTGACCATCTCGATGTCGAGGCTGGCCACGACATCCGTGGTGGCGATCTGGTTCTCCAATGCTGTCATTGTCGTGTTCCTTTCAATGCTTGTAGAGGTTGATGTGCTGGGCGCGCGCCTTGATGCGTTGCGCGGGGTCCTTGATGGCCTCGATCCGTTCGATGGTCACTGGCGGGGTTTTGCCGCCATTGTCGTCGACGGTCGGGTATTTGGGGATGGACGCGAGCTTGGCCTTGAGCCAGTCGGCGTTCGCCTCGACGCTCTCGCGGTCGTCACCGCTCATGCGCGAGAGGAGTTCACGGTCCACGCCCTTGGCTTCGGCGACCTCGTGGACGATGCCGTCGCGTTCGGCCTTGGCTTCGTACTCCCTGAGCTTGGATTCGGCCTTCTCGGCGCGTTTGACGGCGTCGGAGAGCTTCTCCGCGTCGGTCTTGGACGCCTCCTCCATCTGGTCGGCCTTGTCCGCCTTGGCCTTGTTGGCCTTGGCGCGCTCCTCCCATTTGCGGGACTGGGCGACCAGCTTGTCGCGTTCGGCCATGGCTTTCTCGTATTCGGCCTTCCAATCCCGTTCCGGATCGTCGGATCCGAGGCCGTGCGGCCCCATGGCGTCCTTCGGCGTCGGCATGGCGTTATCGGATTCGTCGCCCGTGTGCTGTTCTTCGGCCATAAGGCCCCCTTTCCTCCCGTGCGGGAGACTCGCGGCCCGTCGCCGGGCCGATGGTTTTTTGTGCCCCGTGCGGGGCGGATTGTGGCGGGTGCAGGATTCGAACCTGCGCGGCGGTGAAGCGGCCGATTTACAGTCGGCTCCGGTCGGCCACTGCGGCAACCCGCCAAAGGTGATAGAATGGAGGAAACCGGAGGTCCTCTGCGGCGTTGAAATAACACGCAATGAGCGGAGGGGTGCCTCCGGCTTCATCATTTGAGCTTGATTTCGATGAGGCCGTCGCCGTCGAGGACGAACAGCCTGCGGATTTTCCATTCCCGCGAGTTGTAGCCCTCAAGCTGATGGATGAGTTTGTCTTTCCGTCTCGTATCGCCAAGGTCGATGACAAAGCAATCCTTGACGACCTTGTGGTTGTCCATGGCGCTGCGGACCGCTTTGGTGATTCTGTCGCCTATCTTTCCGTAATCGGCCTTCGTCATGGACTTCAGCTCGCACAGCTCACGCTGCTCGATCCAACGGAAGTCGTTGGTAGCCGTGGCATTGCTCTTATCCCGCGGGATCCACTCGATATGATTGCCCAATGCCAGAAATCGCTCCAGGAATACGATTTCATGTGGGTAGAGCGTGTCGACGGAATGGGACACCCCGACCGCTTCCTGCCGCCGGTACCACTCCTCGTCGGTGATGTCGTGTTCTTTCCGAAGCGACAGTATCCTGTCCTCGTTGATGTCATGCGGCTGCCTCCACCCTTCGGCAGGAGCAATCCGTTGCGGCATGCCGTCGGTGTATTTGCCTTCGTGTCGTCGCATGGCGGCGAGGATGTCGCTCGTGGACGGATTGTCGCCGGCCTCGTCGCGCGCCCTCGCATAGTCCTCGTAGAGCGCGTCGGGGTCGTAGCCGTCGATGATGGTGTCGTCGTCGAAGCCGGGGACGATTTCGCACCGGCAGTCATTGTGATATCGGTTCATGCTGCCGGCCGTTTCGGCGGTGTGGTACACGAACCCGCGTGAGGCGAGCATGGCGCAGAACGCGCACGTCCTGCCGCCCGACGGGACCCGTGCGAACCGCACGTGATCACGGCCCGCGTTGGCGATCATGGCCTGGTTGGCCATGCGCCTGGTCTGCGAGCGCGCCATGGCGCCGACCTGTCGTCGTACGCGGTCGTCGGCTGAGCTTGCGGGGAAGTGTTCGCGCATCACCTGTTGGACCTGTTCGGTGGCGTCCCTGAGCGGGTTGTCGTTGAGCTGGTTGCCGGTGAGGGTGAAGTAGCGGTTGTGGTTGTAGATCTCGATGCCTTTGCGGTGGTCGGCGTCGCCGATCATGCCGACGGTTTTCGGGTCGGCCTTGGCGAGGATGTGCACGCCGGTTCCGGATGGGCTGATTTCCGTGTAGGAGCCGATCTGGTCGATGAGTTTCTGGGCCCAGTCCTTGATCTGGCCGTCCGAGTCGATGACGTGGTCGAGGTCGATGCCGATGAGCCCGTCGCCGAGCATGACGCCGACGCCGGTGTAGCGTTTGTAGTCCATGGTTTTGGCGGCCTGTTCGAACGTTCCCCATGTGTCGGGGTCGTTGGTTTTGGCGTTGCCGGTCTTGACGCTTTTCGGTATCTTCCTGCCGTCCTGGTCGTACCAGGCGACCCAGCGGTTTTGGTCGGCGAGCTCCTTGAGCACTTCGGGCAGGCTGATGCTCATAGATCCTCCCGTTCCACGGTCAATGCGCCGGCAAGGTATCTGGCCCTGTCCTCGATGGCTTGGTCGCGTTCCTCGGTGTCTTCGGGGATGGCGGCTTCGGGGAGTTTTCGTCCTGCCTGTTCGGCCAGTTGGTCGTACAGGCGGCAGGCGAGCTCGGCGGCCGCGGCCCCGTAGTTGTCGGCGACGGTTTGGACGATGCCGGTCATGGCGTCGCGCAGGTCGGCGACGCTCATGTTCATGTCGGCCAGTCTCATGGCGTCCCATGCCTGCAAGGCCGCCTGTTCGGCCATGTCGGCCAGCCGGTCGACCGTCTGACGGTACTGGTCGAGCGTGGCCGGGTCGACGCGCATCATCGGCTCCCCGTGTCGCCGGCCGCCGTGGAGGGCTGGACGATGGTCTGGGCGAGGATGGTCGATGCCTGGCGTCGGCGCAGTTGGGCGCGGATGCTTTCGACCTCGCTGGCGTCGAATCCCATGCCGGTGAGGAATTCTCTGGTTTCGCTGAATCCGGGCAGGCTGCCGGCGATCTTGGTCATCGCGTCGGCGGTGGCCGCAAGGCTGGGCATGTTCGGGTTGCGGAAGTGCGGCATGACCGACTTCTGCTCGTCGCTCAGCTCGTCGATCGTACGGTTGTGTTCGACGGCCATGGCCATCAGGGCGATGTTGCGCATGGCGACCGCGTTGCTGTTGATGCAGTCCTCGGCGGCGATGCAGATGTCCTCGCGGCTGGCGGCGATGGCCTGCGCGCTGCTGGGGTTGTCCTGGACGATGCCCAGCGAGTTCAGCGGGACGCCGGTGGCGCCGCTGAACAGCTTCGCGTAGGTGGCGATGGCGTCGATGTAGGGTTGCGGGCTGGACGCTGCGATCTTCTCGAAGCTGGGCGTGTTGCCGTTCTCGTCGCGGGTGGCGAGCATCCAGCTGGTGGGGTACAGGCTCCACTTCTTCTTGCTCATCTCGTCGTACTGCTCGTCGATCAGCCCGTTGGCGACCATCATGGGCGCCGCGTACATGGCGGCGCTGACGGCCATGTAACGCATGACGCGCTGCACCTCGTCGACCAGGTAGCGGACGGTGCGCGTGATCCGGGACTGGCCGAACGGCTTGGTGCCGGTAGCCCGGTAGGTCAGGGCCTCCATCATCGGACGATCCAAAGGATGCGGCTCCGCCGTTGCGGCCCAGCTGGCCGCTCCGACACGCCTGAGGACCACGACGCGGCCGGGAAGGTGCATGTTGACCTGCACCGGCACCGGCGTGACGCTCCAGTCGACGCGTTTGACGTCGGCGATGGCCAGTCCGGCGGCGACGCGGCCGGCCGCCGTGTCCCACAGGGCGGTAGCGGTGTCGGCCGAGTGCAGGCGCACCTGCGTGCCGCGCGACGATTTCTGCACGGTCGCGAACATGCATCCGTGGGTCAGCTCCGAGGCGATGTGCCGGTTGAACGCGTTGTCCAGGTCGTTGGCCTACACCACGCGTTCGAAACCGGGATCCTCGTAGTCGCCCTCGAACACGAACCCGTCCAGGCGGACGCGTTCGGACACGCTGGTCACGGCCTTGCGCGCCCAGTCGCAGCGCACGCCAGGATCCACGCTGTCGGGGATCGTGTCGATGCCGATCGACGGCACCGGCCGCTCGCTCTCGTAGTACTGTTCGAGCATCAGGTTGCGCTCCCTGACCGAGGACGCCGCGTCGAGCAGCTCCCGGAGCGTACGGCGGTCCGTTTCGCCCAGTCCGATGGCGGACGTGATGCCGCCGAGGTTGTCCATATCCATTTCACCCCACTCTCAGCTTGCGTTTCGGGTTGCGTTTGGTGGTCCTCGCCTGCCAGTGCGCGAGCGCGCACGCCTCGATGAGCGTGCTGTCGGCGGTGTCGTGGTCCTCGAACCCGAATCCGTCGCCGCCGATGCGGCGTCGCGCGCTCATGGTCGCGCTCATGGTCAGTTCGTCCTGGCCGTAGTGGGTGAGCGTGCCGGTGTTGACGGCGTCCAGGAGCATCGCGTTGGCGGTGGCCATGTCCGCGGATCCAGGCAGGATGACCGCGGTTTTCGGGAAGCCCATGTCGTGGAGTCTGGTGGTCAGGGCTCCGGTGCCGCTGCGCCCGTCGATGGCGACGGTGGCGATGGTGCCTCGTCGCGTGTCGAGCCATTGGGCGAGCCAGCCGACGCCCTCGTTCAGGCTTCTGGTGTCCACCCATTCGACGTAGCAGGCCCCGGTCTTGGGCCGGATGCAGTAGGCGAGGGTGGCGCGGTCCGTGCCGAATTTGACGCCGGCGCACACCAAATGCGGTTCGGGCGGCTCCTCGACGCGGCACCGGTTCCATGCGTCGGCGTCGATGACGTGGTCGACCTGGCTGCCTGCGGGCATCCACCAGCCGAGGCGTTCGCGCGCGAACTTGTCCGGGGCCATGTCGTTGGCCTCCTTCTCCACGGAGGATTCCAGGATCAGCAGGCCGAGCGACGGATTGGTTTGATACCAGCGTTGCCGGTCGGTGACGTCGCCGATCTGGTCGACCGACCATTCGGCCCACGCCATGCCGTCCGCTCCGGCCGAGGCCTTGTCGCGGATGCGGCAGAACACGATGCCGGGCGCGTTCTCGTCGGGCGGTGTACCGGTGTAGATGGTCTGCGGGTTGGCGCTGGCGGCCTGCGTGGGCAGGAAGCTGGCCTGCTGTTCGTCGGTCAGCTCCTGCGCCTCGTCGAAGATCAGCAGGTCGCAGTGCTGGCCGCGTCCGCCGTTGCGGGTGCGCGCCAGGAATTTGATCTGCGCGCCGGATTTGAGGATGATGGCCTCGCGTCCCAATGCGGTGCGGATCGTCTTGACGTATTTGCGCAGGCGGCGGCTGTCGAAGAAGTTGGCCATGTCCTCGAACGTTTCGGTCGAGGTCTTCTGCAGGTGGCTGGTGTACAGGACCAGTTCGTTCTTCACGAGCATCCCGTAGTTCGACCTGGCCTCGGTCACGCCCAGGGTCTTGCCGTTCTGCCGCGGCACGGACAGACCGCACGTGCCCGCCGCCCACAGGCCATCCGCGTTGACGCCGAGCCAGCCGCGCAGCACGTTCTCCTGCCAGCGCATCGGCCGTAATCCTCCGGAGGCGCACGCGGTCAGGCACTCGTCCAGCAGACAGTCGGCCGCGTCGGGTTCGACCAGGCTAGTCGGCTCTTCGCGGCCTCGTGGCCTTGGCGCCTGCGATGAGGTCGTCGAGCTCGTGGTCGTCGTCATCCCCATCACCAGCCTTCAGCTCGGTCAAACGCAGTATCGTCTCGCGATACTGCCGGGCGAGATTCGCCAGCTTCCCCGCATCGTCGCATCTGTCGATCGCCGCGGCCAGCCTCTTGGCCAGTTCGGTCAATTGCTGTTCCGGATCGCCCTTTCGGGTGACGCTCAGCATCGTCATACGCGCCACCTCCAAGCCGAAATCCGAACCTTGTGTGTAAATCGTGACTATGCCCCGGGGTGTCCGCGAGAAAACGGGTGCAGGTATACCCGGGTGGGTCAGACCGCGCCACTCGACCTCACCGGATGCACAATCGGCGCCCCGTCCTTCATGTCGATGGATTTCGCGCATCGCACGAAATCCATCGGCGACGGCCACGAACCATACCGGGCTCGAACCATGGAACGGACGCGCTCGACGTGGGCGACGCTCCTGACACCGCGCCATAGGTTGCAGCAACGGTGCGCCCCGGCCACGTTCCCCGGATCCGTGGGACTGCCGCCTTTGCTGACCGGCAGCAGCTCGTCCAGCTCGAAGCTCAACGGGTCACGAGCCGGCGCATCCAAAGGGATCGGCAGCCCGCAGATCCAGCACGGCTCCCCCAACGCCCTGACCCTTCGCCACAACCGGTCACGACCGCCGCGACGACGCGGGTTAGCCTTCCCGGTATGCATCGTCGAACACCTTGCGGAACGCGATGGCCGCCCGATCGAGCAGTCGTTCGAACGTCTCGGCGTCGAACATGGCGCACTCGCCCGGTTCACCCGACAATGGCACGGGCACGTTCATCGTGGCGAGCTGCCGGTCCGCGTTGTCCGTGATCTTGAGCGTGATGGTGGGCGGCATCATGCACCTCCCCGAAAACGAATGTGCGGATGGTGCAGGATTCGCACCTGCGGACCCGTCAAGGTCTCCCGCCTAGCAAGCGGGTGCTTTCGACTGCTCAGCCAACCATCCATCGGATACGAGCGAGGCCCCGACGAATCCATGCCCGTCGGGGCCTCACCTCCAGCAGGCATCACCCATCTCGAGGGATACCGCTGGTTACAGCGTTAGCTTAACACGGAAATTGCTAGGCCTGAAATTCCGCCGTTCACGCTGGACGATTCATTCTCTTGAGTTCCGCGCGCATCGCCTTGCGTACGGCGCTACGCGACTGCGGGTCCTTGAGCATCTCCTGGTACGTCCTGCCGCCCGGTCGTTCCGCGCGCAGCCATCCCATGCAGGCGAGCCCGGCCTTTTGGATGGAGTCCGCGGTTTCGTCCGTCGCTGATTCCTCGCACCATTCCTCGATCAGGTCGGCCTCTTCATAGAACGGTGTCGTCGCCTCGTTGAACGTAAACGTGGGGACCACGACCCTCGACATATAGTGCACCCACCGCTGCAGGAGCAGGTTGATGCCGATGGGTGACAGCGACGCGATTCTTTCTGCGGCTTCCAGTTGTCCAGGCGACACGGTGTACAGGTCACCGAACTCGATGGCGTGGTCGCGGCGTTTGGGGTTGTCGCTGTATTCAAGCTCAGGAAGCGGCATGATGCCGAAGTAACCTCCGGCCCATTCGTCAGCAGTCAGCGCGGGACGTCGGGAGACCTTCGCCACGAGTAACGAATCCTTCAGGTTGACCCCGTCCTTGCGCATGGAGCATGGATGCTGCAGGATGGCCACCCGCCTCTTCTTTTCGCCTCCAGCGCCGTTGGGGATGGCCACGCCGTCGAATACGTCGCCGATGAGGTAGGGACGGCATGGCGACGTCTCGCCTGCTCCGCGGGCCAGATAAAGGCCGTCCGGGGCGAGACGTTCGCTGCTGCCGGGGAATTCGAGCTTGTTCATGGCTACCGTTCCTTCCTCACGATGGAGAAGTCACCGTCCGAAGCGGTCACGACGTCGAAATCGCTGCGGTAGCGTTCGCGCCACTGGGGGTCGAATTCGTCCATCAGACGTTCCGGGTCCGGATGTCCGCTGGCGTAGTCGAACACGAGATCGGCCCTTCCTGCGGCGTATAGGTCGATGGGTGTGACCGGCGCCGATGTCAGGGGCATCTCGAACCATGAGGCTATCTCATCGACCATGGAATGACGCATGATCAGATTGCACGCCCCCATCAGTGCGGCGACCTTCCTTCTGCTGTCGCCGGATGCCGCACCTCCTTGCCTCCATTTCCTGATGGCGGGCACGCTTACATGCAGCATGCGGGCGATGTCACGCCAGGAGAAGCCGAGGTCGGACAGCTCGCCGAGCAGTGTTCTGACGCTTTTCCTGCCTGCTTCGGCGGTTTTCGTCTCCCATTCGGATTCGAATGATTCACGGTGCATGTCGTCCAGTTCGGATTCCAAAGCACGGGCCGCGCCGCGAATGCCTCCGATGTTGTCGGTGAGTGCCGATCTGGATTGACCGGTTCCGGATGATTCGGGACGGTTCACGGCACCGCCTGCCGTCTCCGTCAACGTCCGCTCGTTTTCCTTGATGATGGTGTCAGCCACGGCGAAGCACCTCGTTCCTGAGCTTGTCGGTGATCAGCCCCTCGAACATGGAACGCACTGGCTCGTGGAGCCGATCCGCCATTACGAGGATTCCATCGGGGTTGAATTCCGGAACGTCCTCCGGCTGCCAGTAGCTGTCGATGTCCAGCTTGAACAGCGGGCCAGGGGACGGCAGGGGGCGTCGAAGCTGCTGCGTCGAACCGACGACGTACGCATCCTGCGCGCCGTACCGGAGCACCAGTCTGGTCGCGTCATCCCCGGCGAACACCGATGTGCCTTCGTTGGTGGCCGGCGACAGCCCATGACCGAGCTCGATTCCATGCGGGCCGAGCAGCGACCCGTCAACCCATTCACCCCATTCCGGGAGTCCGGAATCATCTTCGGACGGCACGCGGATCTCGTCGATGTACCTCAGGCCGATGCGCGTGACGCCGTCCAAGGACGTCGTGTCGGCGAGCGCGGCCAGCGCTCGCCCCAGTAGTTCCCGAATGTCCATGTATCGGTGGTATTGCGTGGTTTCCACGGAGATGGTGTCGGATTTGACCGTGAGGACGGTTCTTCTGTCGCGGCTTGACCAGCGCAGCACCTTCGTCTGAGAGACTTGGACGGGCGGCTGTGTTCCGTCCGTTATTCCCGTGAAGGTGATGTTCTGTTCAGCGTCCTCCTCGCGGATTGGGAGTGTCTCCCTGACCGCCTCGGAGATCGTTCTGGACTGTTTCTCGTCCAGTGGCCCGTGCTCGGTGTGTTTGATTTCGGCCACCATGAGCACAATGGGCGCGTTCGGGTAGATTTCTTCGTTCATAGAATAGTTATATCAGTTTTGTAACCAAAACTGCAACCGTTTCTCAAACCGAGGAAAACAGACGTCACCTAACGCATTCCAGCAGCTCGTGCACGTCCCACTCCCAGTACCGGCCCTCCACGTGCCTGGGATGCAGCTCTTCTTCTTTTCGGCTTCGGTTTCGCCGGTGACCGGCCCTCCACGTGCCTGGGATGCAGGCGGCCGGCCAGACGCCAGTTGTCCAGCATCTTGCCGGTCACCCGCACGCCGGACTGCTCCGACAGCCACCGGACCGCGTCCGCCCGCTTGCGCGTGATGTGCAGCATGCCCGCCTCCTCCAGATAGCCGAGCCGCACCCGCTCCAGGTCGAGCCACGCGCCGCACGCCTCGCACACCGCATACCGTTCGCCACGCGCCGCGTACACCGGCGTCCGCTCCGGATCCTCGCCCGACGCGCACTCCGGGCACACGCCCACCAGACGCCGCTCCGCACGACGGCTGACGAACCCGTCCACGCGCTCGCAGTCATGGGTGAGCGCGTGCAGGTCGCCGGCCGCGGTGTCGAGGGCGAACAGGTCGTGTTGGCGGAGGATGAGCCGTGGCAGGATCCATGCCCAGTCGCGCAGCGTGCGAGGCCGATCCATGTCGTCGTGACCGACGGGTTTCAGTCCGATGCGTCCGGCGAGGTATTGCAGGTCGCGTTCGACGTCGATGTACGCCTGTTCGGCGTCCATGCGCAGCGGGATGGGCGCGACGCCCGTATTGCCGGACCGGGCCGCGTGCTCGCCGAGGTCGACCTGACGGTAGGCGACCTGGCGGAGCGTGGGCATGCCGATCAGGCGCAGCCACTGCAGTCGCGACACGTAGGCGTTCATGCAGTCGCGGCAGACGCCCGTCGACGTATCGGTTGCGGCGTGTTCGCAGATCCGGCAGAGTGTCATGACGTTCCCCATCCTTCGGCTAGACTGGTGATTGCTGGTCGTGGCCTCCGTCCGAAGGGATGGGGGCTTCGTCATTCCCGAGGCCTGTGCGTCGGACAGTATGCGGTGCCGTCGGCCAGTACGTGCCAGCCTTCGTGTTCGGCGTCGATGAGCGCCTGGCTGCAGGATGCGGCCGCAACGGCGATTTGACTGGTACAGCAAGGACGGTCACACGAGATTGCCCATATTGTCGCGCCACTGGTCACGCTCATTTCGTATCCCCTTCCGCGAGCGCGGTGATCTTATGGAGGATGTGCTTGTATTCCTGGATGTCGCGGTTGAGGCAGGTCTTGACCCTGTGGTCGGTGGATGGCTCGAAGTAGGCGCCGAGCGTGGCCTGCCTCATCAGGAATCGGAGCGTGGTCAGGTCGAGCTTCCGGTAATGGAGCATGTCGAGATGGAGCTCGAGCCTGCTGCGGATTCATTTGATGTCGAAGTCAACGTTCGCGCCCGCCGGATGCAGGGTGTACTTTCCCGCCCAATCGGCCAGCACGCCGTTGATCTGCTTGGCGGCCGTGTATGCGCCTACCGCGTCGTCGCCGAATGTTTCGTCGACGAGCCCGTTGCGCGTGTGCACGTCGACCGCCCACGCGGTGTCCGGACACAGACGGATGGCGTCATGCTCGATGACCCAGGTACGGATCAGCCTGTCGTCCACGTCGTCCGGCGTCTCCCCGTCCATCCCCGTGACGGCCATGCCGACCTCCAGCAGCTGCCCGCGGGTCGGATCCAACGCCGTTGTCTCCACGTCCAGCCACAACATCATGTCCGGCTTCGTATCGTTTGTCATATCAGTGCCTTCCTTTCGTTGGCTTCGATGATTTCCACGTGCCCCTGGTCATCCAGAAGCACCCACCCATACAAGGCGTGTAGCATCGGCGTCCGCTTCGGACTGTCGGTGGATCTGAGCAGCCACCCGTGCTCCCGGGCCTCCTCCGGATGGGCGTGCACCCACCCATGACAGCCCGTCGTGCCGGTGCCGCACAGGTCGATGAGATTCGCCGGCGAATGCACCTCCGCCCGGCTCGCCTGCGAGCGCCGTTTCCGGTGATGCCTGGACGCCGGACGCCCGACCAGGTAGGCGCCGCAGCGCACGCAGGATGTTTCGTCGCGCAGGTCCACGAGCTGGCAGGTCAGTCGGCTTGGCTGGCTCATTTTCGTCCTCCGATACACCCGACCAGCACCGCCAGGGCGAGCAGGATGATCGCCGCGATGGTCTGGCTCATGCCGCCTCCCACCACTCGTGGTCTCGCATCTCCAGCAGGTCGTCCACGATCGCCTCCGGTGCGTCGCCGCGCTTGAGCCGCTGGGCGACACGGCCGGCGGTGTCGGTGTCGTCGCGGCTGATGCCGACCCGGTCGAGGATCGCATGGGTGTGCCTGCACGCCCACGTGTGCTGGCAGGTCTTCGCCTTCGGGGTCTCCCTGCCGCCGAGACCGAGCTCGGCCCCGCGCTTGAGCCACAGATCGAACGCCGCGTCGAGATTCGCGGGAATCGCGGCATTGGCGAGCAGACGATCCCGGAACTTGCCGGCTTCGTAATCCACGTCGAGTTTGAGATCGTCGGCGAGATCGTGGTGGTCGAGGTTGGGTTTCCAGTCGGCGAGCGCCTGGGCGCGGTCGGTTGTGGTGGTTTTCGTGGTTTGCGCGCGCGTACTCTCTCTTAAGGGTTCCATTGGTGGTTCTTTAAGGGTTTGGGTGCAGTGAGCTGCACCGGTTCGGTACGCTGTGCTGCACCCCTCCCCCGCAGTGTGCTTCACCGGGGTGGTGTCGTGGACTGCACCGGTGGGGGTGTTGTGTACTGCACCGGTGTCCGGTGTTGTTTCGACGGGTGCGGTGGACTGCACCCGTGCAGTCTTGGAATGCTGAGCCCGCTTGGTTTTCTCAGGGAGGATCTCGTACACGGTCGGACGCTGCCCCTTGGGATAGTTGCGCGTCCACTTCTGATTGCCCCTGCGGATCAGCTTCAATCGTTCGAGCTTGCGCAACGCGGTCTGGATCGTGCGTTCGCTCTTCTCGACCTCCTCGGTCATCGTCGCGACCGTCGGCCATGCCATGCCCTCAGCGTTCGCATAGTCCGCGAGGACTATCAGCAGCAGCTTCGCCGTGCTGTCCCCGCCCGGCCGCGTCTTCTTCGCCTTGGCGAGCAGTTCCACGCTCATGGCTTCCCCTTCAGTAGTTTGTCGGCGAGCGCGGCGCCTTTGTCGGTGACGCTCCAGCCGAATGTTTCTGGTTGGATCAGCCCGTGGCGTGCCAGGGCCTGGAAGGTGCGATTGTCGTTGCCGTCGCACGGGTAGGCGTTGGGATTCTCGCGGATGTACGCGAGACGGTCCCTCATGAGTGGTGTGAGCCGTGTCATCGCCGCCCGCTTTCGCTATGGCGTGCGAGGCTGTCCCACGCGTACTGGATGACGCCGTGCTCGCCGGCCAACTCCCCGTAGGGGATCAAGTGACCGCCGACGCGGGTTTTGGCGTGTTTGAGGACGGCGGTGTACACGGCGTCGCCGAACTGCTGCCTGGTCATGGTCAGATGGTCGTTCATTCCTGTTCCCCTTCGCTGATTGGGATGATGTGGAAGGTGATCCGCCACAGGCCCTGCTTGCCCGTTGGCTGCGGGTCCTGTTGGAAGCTGGTGCGGCGGATATGCGAACTGTCGTCGTCGATCCACAGGCCCGCCTCGGTCATCCCGTCGATGACCGGCTTGCACGTGGGCCACATGTTCGGCGGATCCACGCGATGCAGGTTCTTCGGGTAGGCGACCACGCACAGCAGGTCCACCAGACGACCAGCCGTACGCAAGGCCCCGGAATTCAACCCGCTGCGGGCCGCGATCAGGCCTAGACGGTGCAATTCCATCGCCCTCTGGTTGTTCCGGTACGGGTTGCCCTGGCTGCCGTTGCTCTTCAGCAGAAGCGACTTCGGCACATCCACCGTCAGGAGCTGCTCGCCCATCTCACGGCAGAAATCCGCGTCCAAGTGCGAGTCAAGATTCACGACCATAGCAGCATCACCAGCACCCTGTAGCGGCCATCCGAGTCAAGGAACGTGGAATGCGCGCGCCAATACCGGAATGCTCGCGGATCGCACCGCCAGCCGTCCACCTCGTTGTACTGGAACCGCTCCAGATCCTCGCGCGCCGCACGCTCCGACGAATACGCAATCGGCCACGAATGCCACTTGCCCGGGTGAGCGTGGCACCACAGGCACGTCTCACTGATCGTCCGGTTAACGCTGTCGATAAGACCACCCACGATCCCCTCCTTAGAATTCCGGTTCATCGTCCGGGCCGACGGAAGACGCTCCCGCATCGGCGGCCCACGGGTCGTGAGGCCCGCCGATGGACGGCTCCACCGGACTCGACTGGGATGACTCCTGCCAGGCGGAGCCACCGAACGTGGCCCCACCCGAATACCCGTTTTGGGAACCCTTATTGCCCTGGAAGCCGCGGGCGGGAGCTTGCTTGGCCACGGCCGCGGTCGCGTACCGCAGCGAGGGGCCGATCTCGTCGACCGTGAGCTTGAACACGGTCCGGTTGGTCCCGTCGTTCGCTTGGAATGTCTCCTGCGAGAGTGTTCCCCTGGCGATGACGCGCATGCCCTTGGCCAGGCTCCGGCTGATGTGCTCGGCGAGCTCGCGCCAGGCCGTGCAGCGCATGAACAACGCCTGGCCGTCCTCCCACTGGCCCGACTGACGGTTGAACGTCCGCGGGGTGGCGGCGATCGTGAAATTGCACACCGAGGATCCGGTGGAAATGCTCCGCAGCTCGGGGTCGGCGGTCAGATTGCCGACGATCGTCAGCTCAGTTTCACCGGCCATCGGTCAACACCTTCCCGTTGCGTTCCACGCAGGACCGGCAGGCCGCCGCGTTGCTGACAACGCCAGCGGCCATGTCGACCAGCGCCGGTTGATGAGTCAGGTAGCCGAGCCTGATGATGCCGACGGCGGCGACGTACGCCTGGTCGCAGAGCTTCACCCCGCGATCCACGAATTCGTCTCGCGTCAGGTTGTCCAGATCGCCGCACGTCTCCGTTTCGGCCGTCATGGACGGTTCGGGCTTCTCCGCCTTCGGCTGATCCACGATCGGCGTCGCGGACGTCGTGGCGCCGGGCTTGACGCTGCGGCCGCGACGCTTCTTCGGATCGGGCCATTGCGGCCATGAGCCGGTCTCCTTCATCACCGCCTCGCGTATCGTCAAACCCATGTTCGTGGACAGCAGTTGGGTGACCACGGTCAGGACCGTGTCCCCGTAATCCTTCTGCACCCTGGACAGTGCCTTCGCCCTGTCATCCATGGACAGGTCACGATACGGCGTATCCAGAAGCTTCAGCTCATCATCGGTCATGACGACCTCCTTCCAATCCTTGCCGAAAGCCATACGGGCTCCTTTCGGGCCGACGCCGGGAGTCGAACCCGGCACACCGGAACGGAATCCGCCACACACCATTTCGACAACGATTCCGCTCCGGCCGCCGTACCCCTTATGGGGCGCCGGCCAAACGCGCGGACGCCACGACGGCTGGGGACACATCCTGACGACGTCCGCGCGATCTTCTGTTATTGGCACCGGTTTGTACGTGTTTTCCTTCACGCCGCCCGACGCGGAAAGCAGAAAAACGCCGGGCAAGACTCCTACTCGCCGTCCTCGCGGTCGGCGATCGACAGCAGCGTCACGCCCAGCAACCCGCCCGCGATGAACGCCGCGAAATGCAGAACGCTGAACACGCCGTCCACCAACCCGGCGACCCACCAGACGAGCCCCCATCCCGACAACAGGACGAGCGCCGCGCCCACGACGATGCAGAACGCCAGCTTCTGTTCACGCTGCTTCACGGTCAGCGTCACCGGCCTGCGATGCCTGCTCATGCCGGCACCTCCCCGTACTCCATGGTCGACTGGTACAGGTGCTCGCGGAAGTAGGAGACCAGCTCCTCCTTCGGGTAGAGGACCGTGCGGCCGACCTTCACGTACTTCGGGCCAAGGCCCGTCGTCCGCCAATAGGCCAGCGTGCGCTCCGTGATGCCGCACTCGGCCACGTCCTTGGTCGTGTTCATCGGCTTCAACGCCGCCTCCAACGCGGCGAACACGTCATCGCACATCACGCACCCCTTTCACATCGGATGAGTGGAATACGCCGGGCGGCGTTAGGAGAACCGCCCGGCCCCCTCCTAAACTGGATGGCTACAAGGCCCGCGTGGTCCAGACGCGGACCGGCCAGATTAGGAGAAGAATCAATGAACGCCGCACAGTACCTGCTTTCCTTCTTCCAGCAGAAAAACATGAGTAACGCCTTCGAGAACGGGTTCACACTCCTGGATGTCACATCGGCGTTGCAGGAGATCGAATCCGAAATAGACACATGGGAGCGCATGGGCGATGATGTGTCGATCATGCGCACCTGCGTCAAACACTGGACCAACATCATCGTCACCGCCTTTGCCGAACGCAACGGATGGGACGGACACGAAAAGCAAACATGTACGCTTCGATCCGTGTCAACGCCGGCGACATGCTCGCGATGAAGACCATCGCGGACAAGATGACGGGCTGCACCGTCCACTTCACGGACGAACAGAAAGAGAAGCTACGCTCACTGCTCACCGATTCCAGGAAGGTTCTTGGCGAAATCGCCGACACCATGCCAGAAGGACTCGCACTGTACGTATCCCGATTGCTCACCGAGACGGAGACCGCGTTATCCGAATACGACATCACCGGCGACTTCGCGCTGGAGAAGGCGTTCGCCAGACTCCGCATGGCCCTGGACATCACAATGGTGCAAACGCCGAAGGAGAAAAGCTCGAAATGGGACGGAGTCAAAAACGCACTGTCCGAAATCGCCATCGGGTTCATCATCGAAGCTCCTTCCGTGGCACTGACCGCGGCGACGATTTTCCCGCAGATTGCTCCCGGACAATAAGCACGAACAGGCCATGCACGGCCTTCGCCTCGTACTTGTGGAGCATGTCGCTCGTGAGCTCCCCCTCCCTGCGGCGGAGCTCACACAAATCACGGACCACATCGATGACCACGCTCACGGACAACGCCAGATCCTTCAACGGCAACGTCCTGTAATCCATCATTCCCCTCCTTCCGGGAATGCCTTGAGTGCGAGAATGGTGCATGCCACGCAAAGAAGGGAGGTGAGAGCATGGAACGCGATCCGATAGATTCCGCAAACGACGCCAAGACCTACGTCAGAGCCGGCGACATGGCCAGGGCGATCGCCTCGCTTGCCGATGCCGTACAGGGCATCGCGGAATACCAGCGGTACATCAGGAACGACCAACTGAAGATCAAGCGGAGGCTTGGCATCGACTGACCGTTCTCCGTCCGCGCGTGCGAACTCCAGCTCACCGCGGACGGCGTCCCTCACCAGACCATGCAGTTCCGGGTTCCGCCGGATGAACTCCTCGGTCGAGACCGGGTTCGTCCCACGGTCCACGAGACCGCGCTTGTCCAACTCCTCGGCGACGATGCGACGAACGTCCCGACGAATCAGATCGCACAACCCCTGATGCTCCCGCTCGACCTGCTCCATGGACTTCGGAATGACAACCGGCGCCGGCATGGTTCCAATCTCGCTTTTCATCACTCCCCACCTTCCGCGAACGCCTCGGACTTGAACTGCTTCGGAATGAGCGCAGACGGCTTAGATTCGGTGGCTTCAGCAATTGCCAAAATGTTGTCGAGAGTTACGGCGCGTTGCCCGCGCAGCATGAAGTTGAAGGTGCTGTAGGGAATGCCGGACTTCTCGCTGACGGCCTTCTTGGTCATTCCTTTGCGCTTTATGATTGATTCGGCGAGATAGCCGAACTCAGCATTGACGTTGCTCATACATGCAATGGTGTGACTCACATTGGCTATTGTCAACTTTCGGCGTGTCTCATATGAGCAATTAAATGCCACACCGTAAGTTGTTATTGCTCAAATAAAGCATTATCATGCTCACATGAGTGATATTAAGGAGCAGCGCAGCAAACGTTTCGCACAACTCATCGGCTATGAGCTTAAAGCGAACTTTGCGCGAGAAGGTACATCGCAAGCAGAGGTGGCCGAACGCCTCGGGCATTCCAAATCCGGTTATTCACGATGGATCAACGCAAAACCATCGATGCCACTCGAAGCGTTTATCAACACATGCGAGCTCATCAACGTTGACCCAAGACAGGTAGTCGACGCTGCGTACACACGGCTTATCGAAGAGCTCGGAGACCCACCGACGATTGCACAAGTCGCCGATGATATCGCGTCGAATCCTGATTTGTACGATCTGGCCGCGAATCAGGATGAAAACAAGGAGCTTGAGGCGGAAACGCCAAGGGATTAGACAATCGGCAGCGTGAGGGGCGGACAATGGGGTTGTTATCGAGCATTCTCAAACTGTTGGGAATCGGAATCACCGGCAAGCGTGAAGCCGGTCATCCTCAACGAGTGAACGCTTCGATGCCGTCTGACTCGTATCCGCCGTATAGGCCGGAACGAGACGCACGGTATTTCGCAAGTGCGAAAGCTAAGTTGGACAGGTTTCGTGTTCAGGCGTCGGTTGCCGATCAGATGGTGCTCGATACGGAAACCACCGGGAATTCAAATGATGCGCAGATTATCGAGATTGGCGCGATTCTCATCAGGGACAATCGTCCTATCGCGGAATACGAGCAGCTGATTCGTCCGTATGACGGGCTCAGGTTATCCTCCACGCTGTTGTCCGGTATAACCGAGGATGAACTTCTGGATCAGCCGGATGCGGAATTCATCATCCCTGGTTTTCTTGAGGCCATTCGATCGTTGAATGTCATCGGTCATAACGTCGCGTTCGATATCAACATGTTGGCCATGGAATCACGAAGATACGGGTGTCCTCCGCCGGATGTCTCGCTCACGGACACGCTCGTGCTGGCACGAAGGATGTTTCCGAACGTGCCATCTCTGTCATTGCAGGAGCTCATACGTCTTCTCGGCATCGATCAGTTGGAAGACCACCGCGCGTTGTCCGATGCACGGCAAACTTGGGCATGCTGGCAGCGGTTGAACTCCATGACCGCTCCAGTCATGCTGACTCGCGAACAGCAGGAGGAGTCGGCGAATCGTGATCTCAAGGAGAAGCGGCGGAAGAACACGATCTTCGCCAAAAGCCTGTATCTCGATGGGATGGATCTGGAACCGGTTAACAAACGTCCCAGCGATGTGGAGGTCAGAACGTTCGAACAAGGGATCGAGGTTTCCGGCGACGAGAATCATCAGGACAGCCTAAAGCCCTATGGATATGACGCTTGGATCTGGGCGTACGTCGTCGAGGGACGAATACCAAAGGGGAAATACGAAGGATACCCAACGTATTGGGTGTATCTGGACGGCGAGGAAATAGGCTACATCAGCAAATACCAGATGGAGCGCCATTGCGGTCAGGTACCCGGCGATGGAGCTTCGATGATTGCCCATATACCCGATCGCGCAAAGGACCGCGAGGTCGATCGTCTGCAATTGAGGTTGCATATGCCATTCGAGCATGAACCGGTCGACCTAAGTTCGCAGGTCGTACGGAAGGAGAAGCCCAAGACCGTTAAACGTCCGAAACTTCAAAATCGCCAGCCCGCTAAATCCGCGAGCGCAGATTCCGGATTTCTCAATCCGAAACCACATAAGCGCACACTCGGCCGAGGAGGTGAATGGGTACAGATCGACTCAATTGATGGAATCTCGGATGTGCTTTCCGAATTTCCCGACGGATCCCATGTGTGGGTCATCGTCAGGAGGAATTGCACCGTCAAGCTTGGTGGTGTGTTACTGGGAATGTGCGACCTACTGTCATCGATTGATGACTGCGATGGCGACGGGCTTGTAGCAGCAGCCGCTATCGAACGTACCGATGATGAAACCACGGTAAGGATTGAAATGCATACTGAAGTCAATGACCAACATATCAGCCGGCGTATCGCCGAGAAACGGGAACAGGGACAGGATACAGGCGAGACCGTCGAGGCGAAAACACCGACGAACTGATTGGGCGTTGGGAACATTCGGAATGCTTTTCAACATTTCTATTGTTCCTTTTCGCCAAAAAGGAACAATAGAACCTTGACGGATGGCATGCAAAAGTGCCGGGACACGTATTCGGAGCGATTACATGGACTACAAAAGCATCAGACGGACCCTGCACATGGGCGAATCGACGGAACGTCCGCAGGACAGGGCCGAACGCGAATACCGGGCGCGCATCGAAGGATGGAGCACGTTCCGCTCCGGCGTCACATTGCGCGGCCACGAGGTGTTCGTGGTCAACTTCCGTGAGCTCGCAGCGCTACTCGACACCATACGAGAGCAGGACACCGTGGTCACTAGCCTGTGGAACTCGCTGCCGAGGGAGGTGAAACACGCCTATCTCAACGATCTCATCGGGACCGAGATGCTCAGCACCAACGGCATCGAGGGCGTGCGCTCGACCCGCAAGGAGATCAGCGACGCCCTGCAGGCCGCCAGGACGAACGATTCCGGGAAGAGGTTCAGCGAATTCGCCAAACTGTTCCTCACTCTCGGAGATGACGACGACAAAGTGCCCGACATACCCGGTACGCTCGAGGACATCCGCAGGATCTACGACCAGGTCACCGCCGGCGAGCTGAAGGACGACGACATGCCGGACGGCGACCTGTTCCGCAAAGGACCCGTGTTCATCGACGACACGGCGACCGGCAGGCGCATCCACACGGGCATCGAGCCGGAATCGGAGATCAAGGTGGCGCTCACCCAATGGCTCGCCTTGGCCAAAGACAAGAGCATACCGCCGCTCATCAGGGCCGCGATGTGCCATTTCGCGTTCGAGTACATACACCCGTTCTACGACGGCAACGGCAGGACCGGAAGGTTCCTGTTCGCCCTCCAGCTCAGGCACCACCTGTGCGCTCCGACCACTGTGAGTCTCAGCCCCGTCATCTACGACGGCAAGGACAGGTACTACAAGGCATTCGAGGAGGCGCAGCATCCGTTGAACTGCTGCGACGCGAGCCTGTTCGCGTACCGGATGATGAAGTTCGTGTCCGAGGCGCAGCGCGGGCTCATCGACGACCTGGTCGAGAAGTCCCGTATGCTCGTGGCCGCCCTGTCCGCATACGTGGGCATGGAGAAGGGGCTGGACGTGAGCGAACAGGAGTCGAAGGCCATGAACGTCCTCATCCAGAACGAATTGTTCTCCGACGAGCCGCACGGGATGACGAGGGATATGCTGTGCGACGCGTTGAAGGTAGGTCGGAAGAAGGCGAAGACCATCACCGATCATCTCGAGCAGATCGGCTTGGTGGCGCACCGCGGGCAGAGACCGGCGTTCTACCGTCTGTCCGACGATGTGAGGCGACGGGTATTCGACGGCACGGGAAAGGATGTCGGTGAATGACAAAGAGCTTGACGCATGTGGACGTGATTCGATAAAAGCAAGGGCCGCCGCAGCGACCTAAGGAACTCCTTCTACAACTAGGTAGATGAGCTGCCCTTAGTTTCACACCTGTCGGATTGATAGTCAAATCAGCGAAAGGGACCACGACGGAACAACTGATGCATGAGGCGTCCGCCCTGGGCATCCGTGTCGAGGAGCGGCGCCTGCCCAACGGTTTGTGCGGCGTCTACTACGAGCCGGCGCGGCTCATCATCCTGGATGAGTCGTTGCCGGATTTCCAACGCCGGTGCACGCTCTGCCACGAGCTCGTACACGCCCGGTACCACGACACCGGGTGCGGCACCACGTACGGGGTCAAGGCCGAACGCAGGGCACGACGGGAGACCGCGCTCAAACTCATCGATCCCATCGAGTACGCGAGCGCCGAGGAACTGCATGAGGGTGACGCGTATCGGATCGCGTGCGAGCTGGATGTGACGCTGCAGGTGGTCGAGGATTACCGGCGTCTGCTGCGCGACACGATGCGCTGATCGGAGGTGTGCGGTGGCGCGGGTGATGATCGATGACCGGTGGCTGAGGAACGCGGAGGACGGCACTCCCCCGTCCAGTGCGGCGAAGCGCGCGTTGGCGAACGCGAGAGATCCGATGCGCGCGAACGTTCCGGTCAGGTGGCGTACGACCCAGTACGGGAGGGGTCAGCGTTGGCGGTGCCGTTGGTACATGCCCGAGGATGGGCGGCGCGTGCAGAAGAGCAAGTCGTTCGCCAAGTATGCTGATGCGGAGGCGTTCCGTGCGGCGATGGAGGACGATGTGCGCCGTGGCCGCTATCATGATCCGCATCAGGAGAGCCGACTGTTCGCCGACGTCGCTGTTGAATGGCTGCACGGCAAGCTCGACCTGAAGGCTTCGACTAGGAGCCGTTACGAGCGTGAGCTGCGCGTGTATGTCAACCCGAAATGGGGAGCCGTGCCGTTGCGGGCCATCACGCGCAACGGGATCCAGCAGTGGGTGGAGGGGTTGACGACGGGCGACTATCCCGCCGAACTGCCCGATGGCAGGTCTCCGCGTCCGCTGCGTCCGCGCAGCATCCGCAACATCGTCAAGGTCGTCATGGGCGGCGTGCTGGAGTACGCGCACGACCAGCGGTGGATCGTCGAGAATCCGATAGAGAAGGTCACCACACCAAGATCGTGGATTCGGACGACGACAAGGTGTATCTGAGCATCCGTGAGGTCGAGCTGTTGGCCGACGAACGCGAGAAGGTGGCCGGCACGGTGGATGCGACGTTGGTGCGCTTCCTCGCCTACACCGGTCTGCGCGTGGGTGAGGCCCTCGCCTTGCGTGTCGGCGACGTGGATTGGGCGCGTTCCAGGGTGAGGGTCGCGCGCACATGGACCGACGACGGCAAAGGCGGACAAATGATAGGGCCGCCGAAGAACGGCAAGCCACGGTGGGCGGCGGCTCCCGCGTCCGTCATGGATCTTCTCCGCCCGCTCACCGCCGGTCAGCCGGATGACGCGTGGCTGTTCCGTGCCGCGCGCGAAGGCCCGATCTGGCTGCACAACTGGCGCACCAGGGTTTGGTACAAGGCGTTGAGGGACGCCGGTATGGAGGACGAGGGTGTGACGATACACTCGCTGCGGCACACGTACGCGAGCATCGCCATCGCGGCCGGTGCCGACGTGAAGACGCTGCAGCGCCAGCTGGGGCATTCGTCGGCGACCATCACATTGGACACCTACGCGGCGTTGTGGCCCGAGCGTCTGGAAGAGGTGGCGAGCGCCGTCGAAACGGCCGTGCGCGCGACGCTCGGGACACGATAG